CTTTTTGGAAACCTAATATTTCTTCTTGAATATCTTCTTCTTCTTTTAGTTTTTCTAAAAGTTTTTGTCGAGTATCCAACATATCATAATAATGTGAATTTATCTCTTTACCTTTAGATATTGCTTCTTCTAAGAGTTTATCCTTTGCCTCTTGTATGGATTGAATTGATTCTTCGGTACTTTTAGATTCTGCTAATGCTTTTGCTAAATCTTGCTGAGTTTTTTTAGCATCATTAGATATTTTATATCTGGCCTTAGCCATATTGACAAGCTCGTTCTGAAGAGATTTCTCCTTTTCTCTAAGAGCAATTTCTTCACGCATCATTTTATTTAATGCACTCTGTTCTTGATTCTTTTTACTTGCCATTATAGTTTACCACTTAGTAGTTTTATCTACCCATTTTTCTTTTTTGTGCTGAAACTGCTCTGAAAGCGTTAGCTAACTTCTGTAAATCTTCTTTATCTTTTTTAGTTGGGGCTGATTTTATGATATCATCTATATCACTTTTGATACCATCTAACTTATCTTTAAGTTTACGTCTTTTACTTTTGAACATATCAAAAAGACCTTCACTAACACCAACTTCATTGAAGATTTCCTTTACAGTTGATAATTTTATTTTTGCCATAGTATTATATCCCGTTGTTGTTATATTCTATAAATATAGAAATACCCAACAAATCATCAAAAAATCTGTTGGGTATTAAATTATCTTCTTCTTGCTTTAGCTTTTTTAGATTCTTTATCATATGCTTTCTTCTCTTCTTGCTTCCATTCTACTATTTTACCAATGTAGAATTTACGAGCCCAAACAGGCATATTATAAACATCTGAAAAAGTAAACCCACCATTTCCGTGGAATATTAAATCAAAGATGTGAGAATGTAAATGCTTCCTATAACTATGATTGAGGCCAAAAAAACCCTAAATCCATAGGCAGTAGCATTTCTCTCCTTTCCCCGGTCTCTTCAGAATAAAATTCGTATGTTAAATCCATATCTGGAACAACTTTGTTTATATGCATTCTGAGAGCCCTTGAATCTGCTGCAAATAGTTCGTTATCCACAAAATGGTTGATTGTTTTTTGGTCTGATTCATCATCTACCGATAGAATAGTATTCTTTAACCTAATAGTAAGTTGTTTATCAGTTCTATCCTTCATCTTTCTAGAAGCTCTTTTGGATTCTTCTAATTGATGTTTGATTTTTCTTTCCTTACTTTCAGTTAATGCCTGAAAGGTTACTTTTCTTTTAGATTGTGGTAATTCGAACTCATATTCGTTTTTATGTAGTTCTACTTGACCTGAACCATCATAATCACCTGGCTCAAATTGAGTTAAATCAATTGTTTCTTTTTGTTTAACACCTGGTGTTGTCGGGTCCTCAATTTCTACCTCATAATCTTTACCATATCCTAAGATTCTGGCTGCAATCATAATAGCGTTTTTATCACCTAAAGTAAGGTCTACATACTTTATAGGTGTACCTTCACCATTTGATATAATAAGAGATTGAAATAATCTATCTAATACCGAACCATCTTTGATGTAAGATTGGGTAGTTAGAATATCTTCTTCCTTAGCAGTCATATACTTCATCTCTATTTTTCCAGTTGATAGAGGATTATCCTTTGGATATATAAGACCTTTGGAAGGTAAATCTACGATTTCTGTTGGAAATTTATAATCAGAAACCTTTTTCTGCTCGTATTGTTGTTTAGCGAGCTCCACCATTTCCTCATTGGAAACTGGTGATTTGTAATCATCTTGTAATTTTTCTTTACTCATAACGTTTCTCGTTTTAAAACTTTTTTAATATTGGTTAACCATATATAAATATACAAATAATATTAATTAAACGAAAAAACCTCAACATTTCTGTTGAGGTCTCTCATTATTTAATTTCTAATGTATAAATATAACAATCCGAAATTAGTATTGTAGTATTGCGTAATCGTATGCAAGTGTTAAATCTACAGTTGCTAAATCTTCACCAGTATAATCCATGTCTGAGAATTTTGCTGTTTCGATGAAAGCTCCTTTTAACGTCCACTCTTCTACTTTATCACCAACAGGACCCAAACTGTTAAATGTGATATCTTTCTTATAGAAGTCGGAGTAACCATCTCTACCTGTTACTGATTCGTGGTGTAATCTTACCCACTCCATTGCTGCTTGTGCTGCTGATGGAACTACTGGGTCGTATAATGATATAGTTAAACTACTCCACTCGCTTCTTCCTTTTACATATCTTCTAACATTGATATGGTCGATTGTAACCTTACCATTTGCTATTTCTGGTCTGTTGGCTGCTTTCACTAAGTACGCTGGGATTCCCTCAATGTACATAATGAATCTGTTTGACATCTTCGGTTCGAATGATGTAAACATTACTTCTGTTGGGTCTAATAATTGTGCCATTTATGTTCTCCGTTTCTAATTCTTTAATATAAATATAGTTTATTTCAAAAAATAGTTAGTCCCCCTTAAAAAAGGGGAACTAATTTATTTTATACTATTCTGGAAATGCTGCTCCAGTTGGTAATACATTGAAATCAAGTACTATAAACTCTGCTGTTTTTGCTGGTTGTAAGAATATCTCACCTACCATAATGTTTCTATCAATCACATCTGGAGTGTTGTTGGTTTCATCCATCTTCACTTTAAATGCGAATAAACCTTGTCTTTGTTGGATTGATTCTAAATAAGGATTAACGATTGATAAGAATCTGTTTCTCGTAGCTGCTGTGTTGTTTTCGAACACTAAGTAACGAGTAGATGATGCGATGAATTTCTTCACTGCGATTAACAATCTTCTTACGTTAATTCTATCCAATGCCGATGGTTTAGCTTGTAATGTTTTCTGTCCAAATACAGTAACACCTTGACCAGGGAATGTTGCGATAGGATTCAATCTACCTTCGTAAAGTGCATCTCTCTCAACTCTAGTCAATCTTGTCTTAGCTTCAATTACTGAAGTTAATCCACCTCTATTCAATCCTGCAGGAGCGAACCACTCTGCTGCAACCTGGTCGTTAAATGCTATAACGCCTGGAAGTACAACTGATGGTGGCACCCATACTGGTTTGTTTTTATCGGTATTAAGTATCTTAACCCAAGGATAGTAAGATGCTACATAGTTTGAATCAAATGCTTGAACTGCGTTAACAGCCGTTGAAATTGAATCACTCCATGCAGATGCATCCATTACAAAGAATGTATCTTGTCTATCTTCACACATATCTTTAGCGAAAGTAGTTACTGAAGAGTGTAATCTGTGGATAACACCTGGTAATACTAACATATTGATATCAAATTCATCAGGATTAGATACAGCGTTTATTGCTTTTCTGTATGCTAATGTACCTGCTGCTGTGTTTGAAGATAAATCATATCCTTGCGAATTTCCTGCTGCGATATCATTTCCTAATGAAACAACTCTATTTGGTTTGAATCCATCAAAACCACCTTGGAAAGGTACTAAGAACTTTCTAGAGTTAATAGAAGTTATGTTATCGTTTAATGAAATTGCTGCAGTATTAGGTGATGCTGATGATGGGAAGTTAGCCCCAGCGTCTTGATTGTAATCACCTAAATAGAATGCCGTACCTACACTAGCTCCAACCTTTGGTGTTGGTGCTAAGAAGTTTCTGTTATCTGTTCCAGCGAAATCAAAATCATATCCCCAAAATTTCTTAGGATTATATGAATCATTAATTTTTTGTGCTGCTACATAAGATGGATTAGGTAATGCGAATGCTGCTCCAAATGGATTTTGTATTGCTCCAAATCCGAAAGGTACTAAACTTTCATCAATTGCTTTATTTCTAACTGCTGCACTTGCTTCAACTCTAATATTTTCTGAATTGTTAGCGTAATCACCATTAGTTGATAATTTACCATCATCATCTACAGTAATATACTTATCACCAATTACTCTAACAATGTAGTTTGGTGAATCAGGGTCTAAGTTAACACCTTGGAAGGTTTCAACTAAATTAGGTCTGATATCAGAATCAACTACACCTACAAATGGTGAACCAGCAATCTTATCTTGGTCAACTCTTCTTACTACTACAGTAAATGAACCATATTCAGAACCAGGAACTGAACCGGCTGGCTTAATATCTTGGATACCAATTTTAAATTCGTAGTTAGTTGCCGTACCATGTGATAATGTATGGAACTTAAATAAGTTAGTAGTGTTACCACCAACTTTTTGTGATGTAATAAATGGTGTAGATGCTTCAGTATATGCTTTACCATAATCAATATCTGAGCTTGTAGCGATAGTTACTACAGGAATCTCACCAGCTTTAGCGAATGATGCTGATTGGAATGTTTTAAAGTTTGAATAAACATATGCATCTTCTGCACCTCTTGGTGAAAATCCAAATGATTTAGTATAATAATTATCACTAGTCGGGTTTAAAGATGCTGAATAAAAATGTTCAGCTGCTTCAGAACCTGATAACTTTAGTGAAAATAAAGATGCTGAAACATCTGTACTTGCTAAGTGGTCTGTAATTGTTGATTTAATGAACACATCTGTATCGGATACGATATCATGTGTTGGGTGTAGTACACCTACTACTTTTGCACCATGCGATGATGATACTGTCAATGCTACTGGGTTTTCTAATTTGTACCCGTCTTTTCCTAATACTCTAACGATTGTTGCCGTACCAGCATCTTCCAAATAAGCTTGAGCAGTATATGGTAGATATGAATCTTCTGTCAATCCACCGAATACTTGTTGAAACTCTTGAAAAGATGATACTTGTGTTGGAACAAAAGCAGGTCCTTTAACTGCTGAACCTATTAATGCTGCTCCAATTTCTCCAATCCCTTGAGGTAGAAATGACAAGTCCTTTTCTCTCGTAAAAACTCCAGGACTTACTATTCTTTCTGCCATTTGATTCTCCTATTAATTTCTTTTGGTTTTTATTATATCTATAAATACATCAAAAAACTCAAAACGATTATATTTATGCGATAGGAGTAAAAGTTCCATTTTCTATATCGAACTCCCCATTACCATATTTCTCTTTGAATTCATTGGTAATAGCAACTTCTTCATTTCTCATAGACTTAAACTGTTCAGATAGATTATCTTTAGCATCTTCGATATTTTTCAATATCATTTCTGCGTTCAATCTCTCTACCTCTACCTCACCTATTCTTGCTGTAACTTCAGCAAAATCGCTTCTGAATTTGTTAACTCTTTCAATATCTTTTTCATCGATATTGATAACTTGTTTTTCACTCATTTCTTTAACTTCTGCCATAACTTAAATGTTTTTTAATTTGATTGTTATACTTTATGTGTATATAAATATGATAATTTTTTTCTAAAGATTAAATTTTAGGAGTTGTTTTCCAAACTATCTTCGATGCACCAAATGCTTTTTGTGTATTTATTGTGTTTTTACCTCTATCTTCTGGTACTAAATACGCCTTAGCAGTTAGTGTTACATTACTTCTAACAATTCTTTCTTCACCTACTCCATTGGTTGTATCAAACGAATAAGATTCTCCTTTGATTTGAAATTTATATCTTTCACCAAACGCACCACCCTGAAAGTATATGATTTGTTCTACAACCTTATTCAAATCTTCCATAAAATCACACCATACTATTACATCATATGCTATATTAACGTAATCTGGTCTATCTACTATATACTTTTCTATAACAGGTTTTTGGTCTTGTAAAATAGCAAATTGGTCATATCTATTTTCTTTTGAATATTTTCTAACAAATGATTGTGATGTATCCTCATCTGTCATTACTTTTAGTTTTGAATACTCTGTATTAATATCTAACGAATTTCTTTTAAACGAAATTAATGGTGTTTGTACTTTACCATTATTATCTCTTAGGAATCCTTCTCTTTGAGCAGATGCCCAATTTTCAGGAGATGCATACATTACAGGAACAGGAATAAACTTACCATTTTCTTCAATAAGTGGTTTAACATCCTTTTCCAAAAAACTTTTAAATGCTAAATCAATATCGTAAATACCTACGTTTATATTTTTAACATCATCTTTTCTACGAGATATTTGTTTAGATTTATCCAATATAGGGTCATCTGAAAATGAACTTTGAGTTCTTTTCAAATCAATCTTATCATCTCTTTTTATTCTATATCTTTGAGCCATATTAGATTCCTACTGGTAAATCATTGTTATCTTCATTAACACCTACTCTAAAATCATCTCTTAATTTTAGTTGGCTTCTCTTAGCCACATGCGTTTCACATATAATAGATACACTATATCCATGTTCATCACCACCATCCCAAGTAGTTGGGTTTTTACCTGCGAAGAATTGGTTTTGGAATGTTACATCTACAATGTGTTGTTCATCGTTCCATTCAATTACATCACCTAATTCAGGAAATATATTTTTATCTACTAATGTATCTCTTAGGAAGTAGAAGTTTACGTTTCTAGTGTAGGATGTACCAAACTCATCAAATACAGCTTCTGCATTTGTTCTATCAACTAATGTAGGTACTTTTACAGGATTATAATAAACTTTGTTTTTACCTTCACCATATAAGTTTTGCTTTGTATCTTCTACAATGACCTTATAGTAATACACTTCGGTATCTATGATATCCGTTATCAACTCTTTGTTTATTTTACTAAACAAAGCCATATCTCTTTGTCCACCGAATAGTGCCATTTGTTACCCTATATAAATTGCACGAGGAACTCTATTAAGAGTTAATTCCATTGCCTCTGATTCTTCTTGTTGTGCTTGTAATAATGCTTTTCTAGAAGTAGCTTCTAAGTTTTCTCTTAATTCTGAAATTAGGATTTCCTTTTCTGATGCTGCTTCACTTCTTAAATCAGCCCCATCTAATGTTATTTCTGAGTTAGGGATTGGTACTGAACTAAACTTAGCTCTAACTGCACCTAACATTTCTTTAGCTAATGCTAATGTATATTTTTCAATCCACCTTTTACCAACGTGATTAATATGGCTATATTCAATTCTATCATATTTAGCATTTGAATAATCAGATACTACAGAACTAGCTACTATTGGATTATTTCTTTCTGATTCTAAAACATAGTGAAAGTGCACCATATAATTTCGTTCTGGTTTTGGGAATATTCTAATTCTATTATTTTGAATATCAAATCCATATTGAGATTTACGAACCTTATCGTTAAACTCAATCGCTTGAACTCTTAATAAATCATCATAAAGTGGTTGCATCATAAATGAAACACCTGGTGAGTAGTTACCCCATCCAAAAGTATCCATCATTTGTTGTGAACCTAAACCAGTTCCTACGAATGGGTCAAAGTATCTAACCATAGCAGGTGGTGCATCGTGCATCATCTTTTTGATTTCAAATGCATCTGTTCCTGGTGTTCCACTTTCCAAAGATGCGCTTGAATCTGTTACATCAGTTAAATCATATACTTGTTGTCCAGCTTTTACGTGAAATGAACCTGTATAATATGTTATAGAACCACCACTACCAACTTCACTTCCATAATCTTTTGCTAAAGTTACTAATCCACCTAAATTAGCATTCATTTGTTTTTGAGATAAATTAGAACCAGTTGATTGTCCTTTTATTGAAAGTAAGTTTTCTCTAATATTAAATTGATTTACTTGAGATGAGTATTCCGTTACTGCTTCTTCGAAACAAGCATAGAAGTTTATATCCTGTAGTTCTATATCAACTATAGGATAACCCAATCTTTTAGCACACCACCCAGCGGTTTTATCAGCTGATGATGTGAATTCTAAATCGGTATCATAGTATCCAAAAGGTGTACTACCTTCTGAGAAAGATGATGAACCCGGCCATATTGGAATATTTACTGCCATTTACTATCTCCTAATTCTTTTATATAAATATGAGAATCTTTAAGAATCACTTTGTTTTGTAACTCATTGATACTCAGAGCTTTTCACTATCACTATCATAACCCATTGACTTTCAGATAGTTATGTTATTTTTTCCCCTCACAAACATAAGTTCCTGATACTTCACTACTAGCATTGATTACAATACCACCACCACCAGATGTTTGTAAATATCCTTCACCTGCTTCAGAACTTCCATTTGAATCTGTATATATTGTATCACCAACTACTGGAGCTGCTCCACTACCATCGTGATAGTAGGTTGTATCTTGTTCATTTCCACATACTGAAAGTCCTGAAGGTGAGGATGGATTCGCAAGGAAAGATGTAAGAGTTACTTTATCGTGGTCATAATTGTAAAATTCACTCATTTGATGAGGTGCTGAACCATTAGGTCTATCTGATGATGCA